AAGAAATCACTAAAGCATAAACATACTCAAGTAGTTCGATGACCAAAAAGATTTTAATTGTAACTGATAACTTACCTGATCAAATCAATGGTGTCGTTACGACCTACAAGAATATTGAAGCATGCGCGATTCGCGATGGTTATACTGTGGATTATGTTGATCCCAGGTGCTTCCGCTATGTTGATTGTCCTGGCTACAACGAAGTCAAGATTACCTTCCCGTGGAAAATTTGGAAGAAGATCGAGGCGATTAATCCAGATCATATCCACATCGCCACCGAAGGTACTTTGGGTTTGTGGGCTAGAGCATATCTTTCAAAACATAATATTAGGCACAATACTGCTTACCATACTAAGTTTCCTGAAGGTTTAAAAAAGTTATTTGGTATACCAGAATGGATCACTTGGTTATTTGTTCGTTGGTTTCATAAGCATAGTGGTAAGGTTTTAACTACCACTGACACAATGGTCAAGGATTTAAAAGCACATGGGTTTGATGGAGAAGTTATCCCTTGGACTCGTGGTGTTGATAGAGAAATCTTTACACCTAACCTTAGAGAAGAATTACTAGCAAAATATTTGCTGTGTGTCAGTCGTGTGAGTAAAGAAAAGAATTTAGAAGCATTTTTTGAGTTAGAGTATCCTGGATATCAAAAGATAATGGTAGGCGATGGACCAATGCTTGAAACTTATAAGAAACAATATCCTAGTGTTCATTTTACGGGGTTTAAGACTGGCGTAGATCTGGCACGATATTATGCCAACGCAGAAGTATTTGTGTTTCCATCTCGTTGGGAAACCTTTGGTATTGTAATGATTGAAGCCATGGCTTGTGGTACTCCAGTTGCTGCGTTTCCTTGTGATGGTCCACTTGATGTTATTGATCAAGCGGAAACTGGTTTCATGAACGAAAACTTAAAACACGCTGTTGATGGATGTTTGCAATTAAGTAGAGAGAGAGTTTTAGAAGGTAGTCAGCGTTGGACATGGGATAATGCTTGGAAAATATTTAAAGAAAATTTAGTAAACAAAACATGAAACACCTCGCACTGTTTATGCGACATCCAGAATGTTCTGAAGATTGCGCATATGCAATGGTGCATGCGTTATCCTCTGAGTACCAAATTCGAATATTCGAAGAGAAGGAGTTAGATGATGATAATTTCTTTGACCATATTGATGTTATTGCTTTTCCTGGCGGGATTGGGGATAGCGACTCATATCCTAATTTCTTCACTAGAACCAGAGCGAATCGAATCGCCAGATTCTTGGATGGTGGTGGCCATTATCTTGGCATCTGCATGGGTGCTTATTGGGCTGGAAGTCGTTATTTCGATGTACTTGATGATGTCAATCCTGTTCAATATATAAAGCAACCAAACGCTGACATAAAAAGAAGCTACGGAACAGTAGCTTCAGTTACATGGAAAGACCAACAAGAAGATATGTACTTCTATGATGGTTGTGCACTAATTGGTGATGAAACAAAATTCAAAACAATTGCACGATATGCCAATGGAGATCCCATGGCAATCATTCAAGGTAACATTGGTATTATTGGTTGCCATCCAGAAGCACCAAAATATTGGTATGAGAAACCTTGGCAGTATATAAATAAGAAATATCATGGTGGACGACATCATGACTTACTATTAAACTTTGTAAATGAATTGGTGGAATGATGCACTCGCTATATAAAATCCTGTTGAAACTTTGTCAGATCCTTGCTTGGCTACTGGCATTTATAACTATACCCATTATGGGTGCTCTTTGGGTAGTTTGCACATTATCTATCTTTATCACTTTGCAAATGTTGCTAGTCTTGCATCCTGCTCTTGGGCGCAAAATTGATCGGATGTTTGAGGCTCACTTCATAGACCGACTGTTTTCCTCTAAATAACCCTTCTGTAGCAACAACTTACGAATCCCCTCACTTTCTGAGGGGATTACAACATTTCGCTTTACTTTCATTGCGAAGTGGGGTATAATAGTTGTATGAAAAGTAAAAAAGTGAGGTTTATATGGCTGCAATGAAAGATCTTTGGGAAAATATCAATTACCTTCTTGACACCACTAAGTGGTCTTGTGAGGAAATTGCAAACTCTTTGAATTGTCCTGTTGAGTTTGTGAATGAAATTGTTGAACAGCGTTGGAATGAAAGGATTGAAGCATGAATATGATTATTGAAGAAAGATATACCGTTGAGTATCGTGGTGAAGTTTTTGATCGCACTCATGGTAGTCCATTTGATCGTGGCTCAGCTGACAGTCATTATGGTCGCCCACAAGATCCGCATTGGTATCCTGAAGGATCTTATCGTGGTGATCGAATTGAACCCGAAAACATGAGCATCGCAGAAATGCGTGCGTACTTTATGGGTTATGAGTTTAATGAAAGATTTGGTGATAAAAAGAATTATGAATAAATTTATGAAGATGCATGAAATTAATGAAGCGAATCGGGAGATCCTCTTGATTACGCAAGAAGAATGTGCTGAAGTTACGCAAGCCATCAGTAAAGTTTTTAGGTTCGGTATGGAAGATCACCACAAAGGTGTCTCCAATCGTGAACACCTAGAAGAAGAAATTGGTGACCTTATGTGTATGATTGACCTGCTGATTGATTCAGGTATGGTTAGTGAGTCAGCTGTAATGACTTCAAAGAGTGAGAAGATGATGAAACTTCAAACGTGGTCCAGTATTTTTAAGGAAACTGTATGAGTGAAATTACAATCAATGGTATAACTAAGCGTCAAAAGCGTATGCTGAATATCATGTGGAATATAGATTCAGAGGATGATTACTTTGAGTGGTATCATTCCCTAGATGAACATTTGCAAAAAGAAGCCGAGTTGCTGCAACGTCTTATCATTATGGCAGAACTTGACAACACAACCATTGATACCACCGATGCAAAAGAACTGTTAAAGAAATTTGCTTTGTAAGAGATTAACGTGTATAATAAGACTATGAGACCAAGAAATCTAATCGCAAAAGATTTGCGAACACCAAAGTACCGTATGCGTACTGTGGAGTCCAAGGTCAAGTATATACGTCAACCTAAACACAGAAAGGTAATGCAAGATGGATTATGAATATGAATTGGTTCGTAATGGACTAACACGAAAGATTACAGTTAAAAGTCGCCCATATGATTTGGTTGAGTTCTCAATCAAACAGACTTCTCTTAAAGAAGATGGATCTATTCTAACTGATAGTGGTCACACTACATTTTATGATACCAAAGAATTCATATCGTTCTTTGGTCCAATGGTTGAAGATTTGAAAAAGGAAATTGATAATGCAAACAGTATTCAAAAATGATAAAGAATTCGAAGAGTTTAAAACATGGACACTAGGAGTTCTACATGACAACAACGTCAAAGATTTGTGCGTTACTTTCACCAAGAAAGATGGTACCGAAAGAGCCATGCAATGTACCCTTATTGAAGGCAGAATCCCTGCAGACAAAATTCCAAAGACAACAGGGTCGCCTAGCACGTCTGATGGATCCGCAGTTCGGGTCTTTGATACAGAAAAATCCGAGTGGAGATCTTTCCGCTGGGACTCAGTAACTAAAGTGGATTTTACACTATGACTAAAGTATTTGTTTGGCTTGCTTTTATTGTTCTGCTTATTATCCTTGCACCAATTGCAACTATTTGGTCATTGAATACGCTATTCCCAGCCCTCAACATTCCAATCGGGTTTGATACTTGGGCTGCAGCATTAATTCTTGGTGGTGTAGTAGGTGGTTCTACTGGTGTTTCTTTTAAAAAATAAGGATATATAATGGCTGTCAATTCGGCAAAGCGTCGCGAAAAAACTGAACGTGCAACTGCAGCAATGAAGGGAGATGAGCGAATTCTCTCTGTAGATAACTACATGCGTGATCTTATTCTTAATTTGAATTACTATAATTCTCATAGTGATGATAAAGAAAAGAAGAAGTGGTTCATCTCACACTATGCTAAAATTGACAAGAAAATCGCTGTTGAACTTCTTAAAGTTGACGAAGCACATTTCCGCACTGCTGGCGTCCTCGCTCGAATGGTTGATATGGGTTCTGTATTGCAGGAAGCTGAACAGAAACACTTAGATACTAATACTGACAAACTATTGACTCAAATTAAAACACGTCAAAAGTCTCAGGACAAACAAGATAAGAAAGATGCTGACGCTGCAAAAGCTGCTGCTCCATCTAATGTAATATCAATTCAACAAAGAATGGAAGAGAAAGCCCATGATTTGGCTGGTGAAATTGAAGGTGCGATTGACGACTTTGTGCTCAATGGTTGCAAGTCCGAGTTTTCAACAAAGAATTATTTGCTTTCGAATCAAGTGGCTGGACCGATTGCTAAACGCATTGGAGAGTTGTTTGTGCATACTGCCGAAGAAATTAGAGAAGCGATTGAAGGCGAAGATGAACAGTTGGTAGAAGGTTACTCGCATTTTAATAAACGTGAACTCAAGAAGTTTGCTGAGTTTGTCGAAGCGATTATTGCTGACTGTCAACAAATGGTTCAAACTGCCAAAGCCAATCGTGCTCCAAGAAAGTTGAAACCAGTGTCACCTACTAAGATGACTGCTAAAATGAAGTTCATGCGAGAGTTTCCAGAACTTGAATTGAAGTCTGTGAGCCCAACAGGTATAATTGGTTCTAGTGAAGTGTGGTTCTATAATACTAAGTATCGTCGTGTCGGTGTTTATCGAGCAGAGAATGGTACTGTTTCTGTGAAAGGAACTACTATTATTGGTATCTCTCTTGCTGAATCTAAAGCATATACCCTACGTAAGCCAGAAGAATTCTTCAAAGGACTTGCTATGGGTAAACGTGCTTTGACAAATGCTTTGAAGACACTTAAGACTAAACCATCTCAACCAAATGGTCGTATTAACGAAGAAACTATTATCCTTGGCGCATTTTAATGGAATTTAATTATATCGCAGATGGTATAGATGCTATTGTTATTGATAACTTCTATACCGAAGAACAGCTGGTAGATATTAGTAATGAACTAACATTTTTAACTAAACCATCTATTATGGAAGAGGATAAAGATAAGTTAGAAGCAGCTGTTGATATACATGGAAAATACATTACTACCAAGGCTGGTGTGTGGGTTGATGCCGTTTTTAGAGATTGGAAACATTCTTCTTTAATCAGTCACCCTATGACAAATTTTGGTAAACAAGAAACCGTAGAAAAGATCATTTCATACAATTCTTTATTTTCACTGTTCTACTATTGCAATGTCAGAAATCATTTACTTTCGTATTATGAGAATTCGGGTTACTATTCTAAACACACGGATGCTGCAGTATTTACAGTATTAAGTTATTTTCACAAAGAGCCAAAACAATTTTCTGGTGGAGATATAACATTACACAATCGAGATAATACAAGAAAAGCAAATGTAGAAATTAAAAATAATAGGGTTATTATCATACCAAGTTGTACTGTTCATGAAGTTGAAAAAATAGAAATGACCTCTAAAAAATTAAGTGGTGAAGGTAGATATTGTTGCGCTATATTTTTAACTGTGCAGCACCTAAAGGAAAAACATAATGATTCTAATTGATTATTCGCAAGTTGCTCTTGCAGCCATTCTGACATTTCAGCGTGAGTTGAAAGGTACTGAGTCTGAGGTCAAGAATCTTATTCGTCACGTAACTCTATCCACAATCAAGTCATACAAGAAAAAGTATGGTAAAGAATACGGTGATCTTGTTATCTGTTGTGATGGACGCAAGTACTGGCGTAAAGAATTCTTTGAATACTATAAAGGTATGCGTAAAAGCAACCGAGAGAAATCTGATCTTGACTGGGGTTTAATCTTTGATACTCTATCAGAGATGCGTACAGATATTGCTGCCCACTTTCCATATAAGGTTCTTCATATCGATCGTGCCGAAGCAGATGATATCATTGCAGTAATGACCAAGTACGTTCAAGAAAACGAATTGATTCAAACAGGTCTAGTTGAGGAATCACAGAAGGTTCTAATCCTATCTTCTGACAAAGACTTTAAACAACTACAACTTTATCCTAATGTAAAGCAGTGGTCGCCAATGCAGAAGAAGTATGTTACTGCAACTAAAAAAGAAATCATTGAGCACAAAATTGAACATATTGTTAAGGGTGATACTGGTGACGGAGTACCAAACATCCTAAGTAAAGATGATGTGTTTATGATTGGTGAACGTCAGAAACCTATGAGTGCAAAGCGTCTTCAAGAATTCTTTGAAAATGGTTTCAATGCTTGTAAGAATGATGAAGAGCGTCGCAACTGGCACCGTAATGCAACTCTGGTTGACTTTGACTTTATCCCAGAGGATGTTTCCAAAACCATTATTGATTCATACCTAAATAATAAACCGACAGGTGATAAGATGGCTATTATGCAATATCTAATTGATCATAAATGTCGTTTATTGTTAGATGAACTAGAGGACTTTTAATATGCGTAAATATGTAACACAAATGCTTGACGAGATTCAACAGGATCCTAAAGCAATTGAGATTTATAAAGGTGATGCGGTATTGAAATTGATTTTTGAATATGCATTTGAACCTTCAAAGAAAATGATTCTTCCTGAAGGTACTCCACCATACAAACCTGCAGACGAGCCGTTGGGTATGACACCAACAAATATGTTTAGCGAAATGCGTAGGTTATATATTTTCTGCAGAGCAGATTTGCTACCGTTGAAGCGTGAGGGATTGTTTATCTCTATGCTTGAAGGTTGTCATCCTACTGAAGCAGAAGTCTTGATTGCGATTAAAGACCAGACACTACATAAAAAATATCCAAAGATAACACGAAAATTGGTAACTGATGCTGGGTTCATTCCTCCATTAGAGAAGAAAGCCAAAGAAAGTGCGACATCTTGAAGACGACGACAGAGACTTTATTTTATTCCTTCTAAGTCTAGAAGAGGATGAGTTCAAAATGATGCTCAACTCCATGGACGAAAGAGAAGCCATGATAACATTAAACAACATTCAACTTGCAAGAGAAGAATTATTTGATGATATGATGGAGAAAGAAGGAATGAAAGCTGCAGTTGATGTTATTGCAAAAATAAAATCAAAAATGACTTGACTTTAATCAAATTCTGTAGTATAATAATACTATGGAGGATTTATTATGAAACCTGTGATAGTGTTATGTTTCGTTGCAACTAATGCAATGGCTCTTGACTTCAATTCTGAGTGGGCGAAGTTCGATAACGACTTTGCAAAACTCAAATCAAAACCTGTGATGCTTGCGAGCAATTCGCCAGTTGTAGTCACACCAATCCCTGCAGTTCCAGTTGAAGACAGATCAGTGGTTCTTTTAGATAAGAACACTGAATCTAATGTATTGCAACAAGTTGATCCTAAGTCATCAAGTAGACTTGGGTTTAAATTGTCAGATCCTAATATGCGGGATCGTGTAATAGAAGCATATAACAAACCGAATGCAGTAGTGTATTCATTAACATTGGAATAATATATTATGAAAAAATTGATTTTAGTAGCAGCAGTTCTTGCGTTATCTGCGTGTAGTACAACAAAGGTAGCATTAGATACGCCATCATCAGAAGTAGTTAAGTTTACTCAAGACTTTGGTAAAGTTGAAGTAACATTCAACGACAAAGGTGAATGGGAATCTCTTAAATCTTCTGCAACATCAGCAGTACCTATTAATGTTGATGCTGGTCTTGAACAAGGTATGAACGTGGCTCATATGCGAGCAAAACGAAATATCGTTGAGTTTATTAATCAAGATCTAAAATCCAAAACAACCACTGATGCGATTACCAAATCCCTATCAAAGAATGTTTCGGAAGATGATGTTTCAAGTAAACAACGTGCAGCAAATATCGCTGAAGAGATTATCGAAAAGATCTCAGTTGAATCTAATGGTATCTTAAAGGGTGTCTATGTTCTAGAACGTAAGATTTCTTCAGATACAAAGTACGTTGTTGTTACAGTGCAAGTTGATAAAAGATCTATGAACGCAGCACGTCAATTACGTGTAGCAATGGGGAACTAATATGAAAGCATTTATTCTAGGAACAATCTTTGGTTTAGTTCTAGCAACTGTTGGTTTCAGTGGCATTGCTAAGATGTTGGACAAAGGTGTAGATACCGTAAAGACTCAGTCTCAAGAACTGGCAAAATGAAACATTCGTTACTACTACTCTGCTTAGTTGCAAGTTTATGTAATGCTGAGGAAGTTATCACTACAGGTTACGGTGATACATTTGAATCAGCATTACGTAACGCTAAAGTTGCAGCAGTTGAAAAGGTAACAGGTACTTGGATTAACAGCGAGCATAAAGTTCGCAACGGTAATCTAACTGAGGATATTGTTCAGTATAATGGTGGTGTCATTAAAAAGTATGAGGTTCTTTCATACAACAATAATGAAATAAAAATACGTGCTGATGTTGATGTCATAAAAGATAATCGAGTTGGTACCAAGACTGCTAATATACCTGAGTCAATGCGTTCTGGATTAACAGAACGACAAGCCAATGCTGATCAGATTTATAAAGCAGTAAAGTCACTGGACAATAAGAATAAAGCATTAAGGTTAGATGTTACCAACATAGAATATGTAAACAAAGGATCGTCAACTCAAGTATTTGTTTCTGGTAAATTAGTTTGGATTCCAAAGTGGCAAAGCGATGTTCGTTCATTGGCAGAAACCATAGATAGAAAAAGTTTAGAAGATCTAAGAGTTGCTGAACGTGTTGCCACTGGCGCATTGAATGCTGCATTTCCATCTGCTGCTACGTTTGGGTTTACTGCAATTCTTAGTAAAATGGCGGAACAACAAACTAATAGAACTGATGATAATACTATTTGCTTCTCGCCATATAGAAATTATATAAATGATGACTGCTATATCATGGGTATTGACTTCAAAGCATTCACTGATTATTTGGATATTCAAACTGTTGGTATGAGCAATGGAGTTAAGAAATTCTCTATTCCAATGGGTATAAACCGAACTGCGTTCTATGAAAAATTTCAACAGAATGCAGCAAAGAGTAGTTACCTTGGTGGTAGATATAAAAACAGCACACTTGCAATTTACACAAATCAAGAAATGGATATAAACTATTCATTCATGGTTCCAACCAACAAGTTGTCAGAGATTGACAAATTTGAATTCGTTATTAACTAGGAGATCATTATGCCAAATTGGTGCGACAATACATTAACAATTACCCATCCCAATAAATCAAAACTGGATGCTATTGAAACTGCTCTTAGTGATAAGACCAATCAAGCATTGTTCAATACTATTCTACCAAATCCAACTGGTGAATGGGATTATGAATGGTCAGTGAACAACTGGGGCACAAAATGGGAAGCGTCAGTTCATGACTGGGAACGACAAGATGATAATACAATTTGGGTATCGTTTGATTCTGCATGGAGTCCACCAACACAGTTATATGAATTCATGGAAGCTGTCGAAGGTTATACTGTAGTAGCCATGTACTGGGAATCTGGTATGGGATTCTGTGGTCGGTTCGCTGATGGTTATGATGACTATTATGATTACGACATTACTGATATTGATACTATCAATAGTCTCCCAGAAGAACTTTTAGACTTTACTGATTTACTCAATCGTCATGAAGACTGGGTTGCTGACACAGAAGCTGAAGAAGAGTATCAAGAATATCTTATGACTGTTACTGATTGGTATCCACCAGAAGTTAATCCAGATCGTGCTGGTGACTATGAAGTCAAAGCTGCTGAAGCCCCAGACTGGCCATTCTATAAGAAAGTTTTTTGGGATGGTACTGGTTGGTCTCTTGATGGTAAAGAATATAAAATTGCAGGTTGGCGTGGATTAAGAGAAGATCCTTCTGTATGATCACAGTTGACTTGTTTCCAACAAGGGTTTGTGTTTTTGAATATACAAAATCAGAACAACTTAAATGTTTATTCAATTCAAAATATAAAGATTTAAAGTATAATGAAGTTGGAGAACAATATGGTCAAAACACATTTCATCATGAGCAAGATCTTCAACAGTTTTATGAATTTGTAGTTTCTTGCGCATCACAATATTTGAATTCTCTAAATTTAAATCTAGATAACTTTCATATTGTTATTGGAAAATCTTGGTTATCATTCGTCAACCCATCTAATAGTGTTCCAAAGCATAATCATGCTGATCACCATTTGTCATTTACATATTATGTTGAACTGGAAATAGGCAGTTGTGATACTCTTACTTTTACAGACACAAGAACCAATTTAAACGAACCATTTTATGGCGCATTTAATAAAGGTATTGGTGATCCAGAAAATATCTTTGAATATAATTCGTATAATTGTCAGAACTACTCACTAAATGTTAAAGAAGGTAATCTTTGTATTTTTCCTTCTAAACTAGATCATTCAGTATATTCTAGTTCTAGTACCAATCAACGAAAATGCATTGCAGGGGATTTTTTACTTGTGTATAAAAAATGTAACCTTAACAATCCATGGGGGCTACAACCCCATGGTAATTGGAAATATTATGAAACAAAAATGGATTAGTGCATTTATGGACACAGCTGAGAGATTTGCTCAGCTAAGTTCTGCTGTTCGTTTGAAGGTTGGTGCGGTTGTTGTAAAAGATAATCGTATCATCTCCATCGGATATAATGGTATGCCATCTGGATGGACAAACGAATGTGAGCACTGGGTTGATACTAATGATCCTTTGTCTGATGATGATAAAATTTTGAAAACAAAAGATGAGGTTATTCATGCTGAAGCAAATGCTATTATCAAACTTGCACGTGATGGTGAATCAGGCAATGGTGCCAGTTTATTCTGCACTCATGCTCCTTGCATTCATTGCGCTAAATTAATTCATGGTGCAGGTATCAAAACTGTTTACTATCGAGAATCGTATCGCGACACTCTCGGCTTAGACTTTCTTGAACACTGCAACATTGAAGTCAAAAAAGACTTGACTTTAATCAAATAGTACCGTATAATAGGTGCTAGAGGTGAGAAAAAACTCCTAAATAAACAATGACCTTACGTGTTGTAAGGTTATTAAAATTTCGCTTTACTTTAAACCAAACCTGTAGTATAATCAAACCATGAAATCGTTAAACATATCCAGAATGCTAAAACAGCATCTACCACTATTAAGTGGCTGGACATGCACACGCCCAGAGATTAATGTATCATATGCGTTTGATCGTGAGGGTTTTGGAAAGTAAAGTAAACAGATAAAAAGTTTATTTCCCAAAACCCTCTAAGATGAAAGTCTAGAGGGTTTTTTGTTTTGTAGCCATCGTGCTTATTGTTCTTTAAAAATTTGCGTACCAAATGTTGGGGATTTGTGTAGTGGTAGCACAGCAGACTTTGAATCTGTTAGTACAAGTTCGATTCTTGTATCCCCTGCCATATAAGAACACATTATCTCATAAGCCTGTCGGTGAAAACTGCTGTTACGCTTTTTGAGACTAGTGTGTTCCTATATGGGAGTATAACTTAATGGTAAAGTAGTGGGCTTTTAACCTACAAATCAGAGTTCAATTCTCTGTGCTCCTACCAGTTTATGGTGTTGTTAGTTTAGTGGTAAAACTACGGATTGTGATTCCGTCATCATGAGTTCAATTCTCATACGACACCCCAAATAAAATGCTGCTTTAGCTGATGTGGTCATAGCAGGGGACTGAAGATCCTCGGAAAGTAGTTCGATTCTACTAGGCAGCACCAAATGTTTTATTCTTTCGTAGCTCAATGGTAGAGCAATCGGCTGATAACCGATAGACAGAAGTTCAATTCTTCTCGAAAGAACCAGTTTCGCCCTATTAGTATAATGGCATTACACCTGTTTTGTAATCAGGTTACGGCAGTTCGATTCTGTCATGGGGCACCAAGTTTTTACTCCGATTGGTGAAATGGTATCACTCTTGGTTTGGGACCAAGGAGCGCAAGTTCGATTCTTGCATCGGAGACCAGTATTTTGGGCTGTTAGTTAAATGGGATAACTTCTGGTTTGCAACCAGACATTGAGAGTTCGATTCTCTCACGGTCCACCAAAATGTATGCCTCGTTAACTCAGTGGTAGAGTGTCTCTTTTACACGGAGAAGGTCGGCAGTTCGAATCTGTCACGAGGTACCAGATATACCCGATTGGTGAAATGGATGATCATACTGCGCTACGAACGCAGAGGTAGAGGTTCGATTCCTTTATTGGGTACCAATTTTTGAATGAACGAAAAGTCACTGGTGAGACTAGATGCCTTCTTTGAGGGCTAGGTTCATTCTGCTGATCTTGGCCAATCAGCACTAGATTATGGAAAGTAATGCAGCGGGGTTGGTCCTGCGACCAGCCTTGAAAACTGGGTTCTCAGAAATGGGATGGGGTTCGACTCCTCTGCTTTCCGCCAAATTATAGAGAGTTGGGTGAGTGGTTAAGCCAGCAGTTTGCTAAACTGTCGTTGAGAAATCGGCGCAAGGGTTCGAATCCCTTACTCTCTGCCAGTGTTATGTGCGAGTGTGGTGGAATGGTATACACATCAGACTTAAAATCTGACGCTTAATTGATTGAGGGTTCAAGTCCCTCCACTCGTACCAAGTTTTTGCGGCATTAGTATAATGGATAATACAGTAGGCTTCTACCCTACGAATGTGGGTTCGATTCCTGCATGCCGCACCAGTTGTTGGGCAGGTAGCTTAATGGTAAAGCAGGCGACTCATAATCGCTTGAGTGGGAGTTCAATTCTCTCTCTGCCCACCATATGCCCCGATGGACAAATTGGGAAAGTCGTCTCTCTCAAAAGGAGAAACTCTGTGAGTTCGAATCTCACTCGGGGTACCAAGTTATGTAGGTGGAACCAGTTGGACAGGTACTGGATTGCAAACCCATGGAAGCAGGTTCGATTCCTGTCACCTACTCCATAACCATGCAAAGTTGAGGGGATTACAAATATCGCTTTACTTTCATCGTTGATTGATGTATAATAACTGTAGTTGAATAAGAAAGCGGTCTGAAAAGATTTGTAAAATAGTTAAAAATATCGCTTTACTTTGATTCAATGTTCAGGTATAATTAAGGTTCTGAAGTCCTCTCTGAGTCTACGGTAAATACGTAGCGTGAGGCAAGGAAAGGTTGTTTCAAAAAGCAACGCAGGACGCATTAACTAGATCCAAAGGATCAGCCCTATTGGGGGTGTGCATGTCAAAACGCCGAGCAGGAAACATTAAATGAGCTGGTCTCAGCCGATAGTCTTACTGGAGGGATATCCGTGGCAAGACTTTAAACTAGCCAGATCAGCAGTGCTTTGATGGTTTCCACTTCAAGAAACTATCACCATGCTCGATTCGTCTAATGGTTAGGACGCTACCCTTTCAAGGTGGAGACGTGGGGTTCAATTCCCCCATCGAGTACCAGATTTAATTACATTGGTTACCAAGCCAGTAGGTGATTCAGATAGTGAGTAACCAGTTGACGGACTGGCACTTCTAAGTTACACGAAAGATGGAAACGAAGCCGAAAGGTGGATACGGTGGTCACGCTGGAACAGCTTGGAACGTAATGTGTGCGAAAGACAAGTCCATGGACGGCATGGTAGGGCAGGTTCAAAACTGTTTATTCTTTCAAACACCCAGTGTAATTAAATGTGGTATTAGTTTAGGTGACGTAAGCCATTGAGTAAACGTCAACTCTAAGTAACTATGTACAGAAACGGTAAACCCAGCTGGATATCCCGTTGAGCATAGCAAATAGTGCGTCATCTAAACTAATATCATATGGAGCAATTGATGCTATGGCGTGTGCATCCCGAGACTGTAAATCTCGTCCCTCTGGGTAAACAATCTTGGTTCGACTCCAAGTTGCTCCACCAGTTTTTGGCTCGTTAGTATAATGGTTATTACAGCGGATTGTCTATCCGCTTATGGGAGTTCGATTCTCCCACGAGTCGCCAAGTTTTGTGGTAAGGAAAGCAAAAGGAGAATGGGCAAGTCGTTGGCTAGACAATGACTAGATACCTCACCTGCCACAATTTTAATTATTCCAGAGTAGCACAGCGGTAGTGCAGTTGACTGTTAATCAATTGGTCGTAGGTTCGATCCCTGCCTCTGGAGCCATATATAATAATTGCGGGATATAGTTCAGGGTAACTAGCTGGTCTCATAAGCCAGAATGAGGTAGGTTCGAGTCCTGCTCCCGCTACCAAAATGCCCCGATGACGGAATTGGTATACGTGTTGGTCTTAGAAGCCAAATTTTGCGAGTTCGAGTCTCGCTTGGGGCACCAAAGTTTTCGGTGATGTAGCACAGCGGTAGTGCATCTCCTTCATACGGAGCAGGTCGTTGGCTCGATTCCAACCATCACCACCATATAAAAGTATATAATGTTAAATAATTTTGCGCAAAAGATTAAACAATGCGAACCTTTCTATGAACAAGGTTTATTAAACAACATTTTCTCTTGGAAAGAATTAGAGTCACTGTTAAATTTAAGACCATTTATTAATAATAGTAGGATGAATATTATTGGTGGATCGAACCAATATGTGTGGGATGATATAGCGTGGTTAAGCGATCCCAATACTATGCCACCTTCATTAATAGACGATGTGATTAAAAAGCATGTATGTTATATTTCTGATTGTTCTAGAGTTAATGATAGCATAAATTCTATTGCTAATGAATTAGAAATTATTACAAACTTACCCACAGATGCGCATATATTTTTTGCGTTTAATACAGATATTAAACAAGGACTGGGTATACATAATGATGATTCGCATAATCTTATAGTTCAAGTAGAAGGCGAAACCCAGTTTGAAATATGGAAAGATAAATGTGAGAAAGAAAGCTGGAATAAAGAAGATACTAGAAATTTGGGTGATGCCATGATTAATGTATTAATGCAACCAGGAGATGTAGTTTTTATTCCAGCTAAGTATTGGCATAGAGCATTATCTAAAACTCCGAGGTTATCCGTCAGTTTTCCAATTTGCCCACATACTAAATTTAATAAACAAGATAGAACATGGATTAATTTGCCTATCTAGTATTAAGCATGCAGGATTAATTCAGTGGTAGAATGTTTCGTTGCCAACGAAAATGTCATCGGTTCAAATCCGATATCCTGCTCCAAGTTTTGCCCTTGTAGCTCATTTGGTAGAGCAACTGATTAGTAATCAGTAGGTGGGCGGTTCGAATCCGTCCAAGGGCACCAATGTATCTCGATGGTGTAATGGCAGCATAGCAGTCTCCAAAACTGTTGGTTGGGGTTCGAGTCCCTATCGGGATGCCATGCAGGGTTAGTTTAATGGTAAAACTGTAGATTTCCAATCTTCCGTTGAGAGTTCGATTCTCTCACTCTGCTCCAGTTTTTAATGAGGTAAGAAGAAAAGAGGTAATCATGCGTAAAGCGATCAACATAGATGAAGTTAGAGATTTCATCTTGGCGCAGACACCAGAAACCAAGATCTATATTGGTGGTGACTCTGAACGATTTCTAATAGGAAAGGATTGGTACGCAGATTACATTATGGTTGTTGTTGTTCATATCAATGGAAACAATGGCTGTAAAATCTTTGGTGAAGTGCAACGTGAACGTGACTGGGATCAGAAACGAGATAAACCACGTATGCGTTTAATGAATGAAGTCTATAAGATTGCTGACTTGTATTTAAAATTACATGATGTATTAGAAGATCGTGAAGTACAAGTTCATCTGGATATCAACCCAAATGAAATGCACGGATCTTCTTGTGTTATTAATGAAGCAGTTGGTTATATCAAAGGTATGTGTAATGTAGTACCAATGGTAAAGCCAAAAGCATTTGCTGCTTCATACGCAGCTGATCGGTATAAATCTTATATGGCTGCATAAGATCAATCCCTGTTTGCAGGGATTTTTCACATTTACTTGCTTTGTAAGAATTATACATATATAATATCTAATATGATTATAAATCCAATATTTTGTTCTTTTATTGTTGCTGAAAATTTACATTTAAATAATGATTTACTTGAACAATATGGAAAAAAACAAATTAATACTACTGGACAGAGCGGACACTTAAATTTACTTGATGCTGAAATTGAACCACTAATCAATATTATTAATGATAAGATAAATATTGTATCTAGTGCGATTGGGTTTAATACGTTGCATAAACAAGCTGTAGTTAGGGCTTGGGTAAATGTTGATAGTAATATTGCTATAAGCCAACCGCATAGTCATCCAAGATCTGTATTTTCCTGTGTTTATTATGTAAAGGGAAACTGTGGTGATCTTATATTTTCTACACCAATAACTGCGTTAGATTATGTTGTTGATAGCAAATATGTACAAGAAAGAACTGAATTTAATTCTGGAGAGATAAGCATAACACCTTCTCCTGGAAGATTAATTATATTCCCATCTTGGTTGGTACATTATGTTAAACCAAGTAAAACACAACGTATTTCTATTGCATTTGAAACTAATTTTATTAAGGAGAACGTATGACTGAAGAAATTAAACAACCAAGCGCATGGGCAGAGAAATACCACGCAGATAAATTACTTAAGAAAGCCAAAAAGAAAGCCAAGAAAAGTATGGTGGCAAAGGGCATGAGTAAAGGCGAAGCTGGTAAACTGGTTAAGCAAGCAGTAAATAATATTGCAAATAAACCAATGAAACGATCGGCTGGAAGAGGTAGATAATGCAGATCGATCTTGTTAAATACCGTGACGCTGGTATGCAAACGTATACTTACTTTTGGAAAAACGAGAACAACAATGTAGTCAGCCCTTACTTTGATTCCGAAGCTGATGCAATGGCTTGGACAAAAGAGAAACCAGAGCCGAGAATCCTAGACGATGCTCGAGCCGAGGACGAAGCGTTTGCCGATATCGAGAGAAAACAGACCTAATTTCCCTCCAGTTTATCGTCATTTAACAGATAACCCTACATTTTAGTAGGGTTTTTCGCATTTTGGAGCACGTAAGTTGTTGATTTAGAAGGGGATTTTAGAGTCAAATTTCGCTTTACTTTCATCTAGAAACCAGGTATACTTACTGTATGAAAATTGAAAACGAACTGAATACGGTAAAACCCTCAAAAACTGAGGGGATTGCAAATATCCCTTTACTTTAATGTCGGTTCGTAGTAAACTATATGTATAAATTGATTGAAATGGAAAATATTATGAAAACTCTGATCTCCTTTGACTCTGCTTCTGGTAAATTCGTCGGTACTGTTGACGGTAAAGTTGTTGTTCGTTCTAAGTACGAATCTGCTGTTAAGGCTCGTCTCTCTGAAATGTCTGGCACTATCGCTGATGCCCAGAAAGCATTCGAAGAAAAGTCTGAGCGTTTCGACATCAACACTCGTTTCGGTTTCGTTGAGAAACTCGTGACTATGGTTGCGTCTGGTGTTCAACCCTCCGCTGTCGTTACTGGCGAAGGTGGTCTCGGTAAGACTTATACCGTTACTAAGACTTTGGAAGCCCACGGCTACAAAGATATCTCTTCACTCGCTGACTTCGAAGTCGGTGCTGTTATCTCTACTCGCAAATGCTTTACTTTTGTCAAGGGTTATAGCACTGCCAAGGGTTTGTATCGTACCCTGTTCGAAAACAATAAGTCTATCGTTGTGTTCGATGATTGCGACGCTGTGTTGCGCGATCCAGTTGCGCTTAACTTACTCAAAGGTGCTTTGGATTCCTACGGTAAGCGTATCATCTCTTGGAATGCTGACATGAAAGACGAAGATCTGCCACGTAGTTTCGAGTTTACTGGTCGTGTTATCTTTATTTCTAACATGGCTCAGGACAAAATCGACCAAGCGATCCGTAGTCGTTCTATGATGATTGACTTGTCTATGACTACTAGCCAAAAGATTGACCGCATGGAGTTTATCTCTAAGTCTGAGGAATTCCTTCCTGAGTACGATGCTAGTATCAAGTCTGATGCGCTGGCTCTTATTCGTGCTATCAAAGACGACTGCAAGGAAATCTCTTTGCGTACCCTGATCGCTGTGTCTAAGGTTCGTGCTTCTAACCCTACTGACTACAAAGATCTCGCTACTTACATGTTGACTGCTTAATTTTAAAAGGATATATTATGAATTTCGTTTCGTTTGCTATCAGCCCCACAGATGTTAATGTTCAAGGTCGTGGAATGATGAATGGTTATAAAATCAATGCGGTTCTTCACAGTGGTCGTAAGATCAGTCTGTCCAAGAATAGTTACTACTACATTCCCTTTAGCAACCAGATAGTTTCTTATCGTGGTTCAATGGGCAGACCAATGGTAATTAGTCCTGACGGTAAGTATGGTTTCCAAGAGAAGTTGGAGCCACGTGGTGTTGTTCCTTTCAAGGTAGATGCCAATGCGTTCCATGAAGCAGCAATTACATATTTTGGTTAATAAGAACAAGGGAGGAACTATGAAAAAAACACTGAACGATTTACTACGTAAGAAGTTAGGTTTGAAACCCACTCTGGGATATCTATTGAGAAAGAGGTTAGCGAAATGAGTAGAATGGCTGATTTAGATTTAGAAATTCGTAATATGTTGGATGAGGGATTAACTCCTGCACGTATATCTACGTTGCTTGATATTCCCATGCAAATGGTTTACGATATCGTTGATGCGCAAACTGCTGATGACTCGCATTACGATGAGTCAATGGATGGTGACTTTGATTCAGCAATGGCAAGTGCTGGGTTCGGCACTGACGAAGATTATGGATATTACGGAGAAGAAGAATGAAATTTACTAATGATGCTCTTGTTAATGGTACATCCCTTAAAGGACATATCGTTACTACCTACGCAGAGTTGGTAGAGAAGTTTGGCGAACCAAACAAAGGTAGCGATAAAACCACTGTTGAGTGGCGTCTGGATTTTGAAGATGGCACTGTGGCTACTATATACGATTGGAAATATGGTGAGACGCCAATGCATAAAACCGAGTGGAATATCGGTGGCAAAAACAGTGATGCGGTCTTTCGTGTGTATGAAACAATGGGATTAGCGTAATGAATTTAGAACAATATCAATCCAAGGGTTTGCCACTATACAAAGGTATCCCGATCGACCAGCTGAAGGAAGTGCAAGCCCATTTCCGTAAGAACATCACGGGAATTCGATATATATTCCGTGGTCCTCGTTACGATAGCATGCGTTGCTCCACTCGTAAGCGTGATGCTCATTCGTTTGACATTTATAGGAAATGATATGAATGCGATCTTTGCTCTTATAATCCTGACCGCAAATGGTCCTATTGAAGCCCATCAGTTTACCTCAATGGTAGAATGTACTAAGGTTCAGTCAACCCTCAAGTCCGAATCATTCTGTGCTGAAAGAAAGCCAGTTGATATAAATTCTTCTATGGATATGATGTTTAATGTAATGAAGAATATGAAAACCCGAATGGAACAACTATGAAAACACTGCAAGAATTAGAGACCAAAGCATTCCTAGAACTGATCGAAGCACTAAAGAAAGCCGAGATCGATCTAGCCATTGCTCAACAACGCATCGCTTATCTTGAAGCCCAAGTATACGGTGGTTCAACCAAATGAATACCATTCACCTTCATCGCGATGACGTAGAAACCATCCTTCAGTTTATACAGAAATATCCTGAGGTTGAGTACGTTACTGTTACTTCTGATACTTCCTCGGGAATTGGTTCTATTACCAATGCGTCAATTAATACCGTTATCAATGGTGACTCGGTTACTTTAATCAAACATATAGTGGATGAGACCTCATGGTAGATATTGATATCCTACGTAAAGAATGGTATCGCCTTAATGCTATATCAACTGAGGGAATGAGCCCACGAGATCTAGGATTCCATACAGGTATGAAGTCGGGCATAATCAAAGCCATGAATCTACTTGCTGGGGCAGAGATTATGTCAGAAAAAGGATATGAGATATCCACTCTAGAGAAGCAACAAGAATTCGCCAAGAAACGTAACTACGATATCGGAGACTGCGTATAATGCTAGAAACAATTTGTGACATTATGACCGACGCTTATAAGCGTAATTGGATTACCTCTCGTGATGGTAATGTAAGCATTCGTCACCACGATCGTGATCATTTTTATATCACTCCGAGTGGTGTACGTAAGCAAACTATGCAACCCGATCAGTTTAAAAAGATTAGGTTTGACGGAGATAGTTGGTACGAAGACTATTACACAGATATCTCTGCCAATCTAAGACCATCAGGTGAAATTCCTCTACACTTTGGTCTACAAAAGAATATGGGACAGCATATAGGTGAAGTCCGAGTAATCGTACACGTTCATCCCACTTACTGTATTGCAGCCATGCATGCGGGAATAGATCTATCAACTATCTCTAACGCATTTCCTGAACTTAATAGGTATACCAAGGTAGCGAAAAACGTAGGCGATGTTGCTCCAATCTCCCAAGAACTTGCCGATCGTTGTCATGAGAATCTAGAACTAGATGAAGCAGGTAATATTAGTTACGATATTGTTGGTATTAAAGGACACGGAGTAGTTGCCATTGATACCTCTCCTTGGCGAGCGTACGAACATATTGAACGTCTAGAGCATATTTGCAAAATAGTGTTAGCATCGGGCAAGTACTAAACATAATGAAACTTAACTTCTGCGCACTATGTGGATCAACCGATAACTTAGAACACCATCACGTACTACCTAAATCTATGGGCGGATCTGATAACGCAGATAACTTATTAACTCTATGCTCCGTTCATCACGTACAGTTACATAATCTATCTCCTGGGAGAATAAACTCATCAAAACTGATTAAAGAAGTAAAGGCAAAACAAAAGCAGCAAGGATTATTCCTAGGAGGATATGTACCTTACGGATATACTAATAAGTCGGGTAAATTGGTTGAGAATGCCAAGGAGCAAAACATAATTGCAGAGATGATAGATCTACGTAATAATGGTATGTCGCTTAGAAAGATTCAATCGTGGTTATATACTAATCATAACATAGAAAGATCGCATAGTAGTGTGAAGGTTATGATTGAATCGGTATCATCGCAGCGGGACTAAATAGACTTCGATCTTGATACCCTTGTCCTTCCACAATCGCCATGCCAACTAAACGCACACGAATATATCCCGAGAAAAACTGCCCCACGTGCGGTATTAAATTCAGCAAGCAAGGTAAGTTCTGCTCCAGAGCATGCGGTAATTCCCGTGTCTTTACTGCTACCTATAAAGCGAAAGTATCAAATGCGCTGAAGCAAAAGATGATTGACGATCCTGAATATAAACAAAAACAGATCGCCAAGATTATTCCTGATATACCAATTCCCCCTATGACCGAATCGCCGATGGGTTTGAATCAGTTTATATCCGATGGCGACCTTTGGACCGAAGCCGATTAACTGCAAGAAATAGATCAAATAAACTTGTCTTGCAGCAGATACCTGAGTATAATAAACCATGTCGGGTTTGATATTCCCTTAATAACCCCTCGTAGCGTAATCCCTACTAATCTGTAGGGTTAATCAAATATCCCTTTACTTTCATTCCGTATCAGCGTATACTTACTGTATGATGATTGAAAAAGGAACTAAAATGACTGAATTTGAGAAGAACTGCTACGGTATGACCGAAGCCGATATCCGTGAAGAATATATGGGGTCAATCACTGCTCGCCTGTCTGGAGTCGAGATGGTTGCCATGGGGGTGTTGTCTGATGCCCAAGAACTGATGACTTTCGGTCACGATCAAGCAACTGATCAGGCTCGCAAGAACATCAATATCGCCAAGTTCATCCTCTCTGAAATGATGGAATCAAAATTGACTGACCTTCCTAGAGGGGGTCATTCTATAGAGGGGTCATCTATGGGGGTATCAGTATAATGCGTGGCTCTATTCGTACATTCATCGGTTTACTCGTGGTCTTTGGC